CAGGTACGCATGGTTCCACGCGCCGCGGATCGCCCAGACGTTCCCCGCGTTGACCTGCGAGGCGAACCCGGAGGCGCGGACCTCCTTCGCGCCAGTCACGGGAGCCGACCGCATGTTGCATCCCGCCAGCATTCGCGCCATGTGCAACACCTGGTCCTTGCCGGCCTGCCCGGGGTCCTGCGGAATGCGGATCAACGCCGCGCGCCCGTCCACCTCCGCCGCCCGCCGCATCTGCGCGTCTCTCTCGTCCGGGGCCCACCTCCCGCGAACTACGTCGAGCACTCCAAACGACCCATCCGCCGCCCGACACATCAGCACGCCCACCGTGTAGTCGCCTCCACCTGCAGTCGCCGCGAAGTCCCATGCTCGGCAGAGAGCGACAGGAGCCGCCGGCGGATCGTCCACGATTCGAACTCTATCCGGCTTGAAGATCGAGCCCTCTCGCGGTTGAGGGTTCTGCTGGTAGAGTGCTTCAAAGCTGCGTTCGCCATCGTTCTGGTCCATAATGGCCTTGATACGTAGCAACGCGTCACGATCGTACCGCTCGGGCCACAACGCCTCGCCCGGCGCGCGGCCCAGAGGGTCGTTCTCCTTCGCGAGAGCAGGCAGGCTCAGCACCCGCCACCTGTCCGGCTCGCTCGCAATCGCCCGCGCGTCCAGCCCGTCCTCGTGCCACGGCGTCATCACGATCACAATCGCGCCGCCCGGGTCCAACCGCGTCAGCAGGTCGTCCGTGTAATGGTCCCACGCCGCCTCCCGCTTGACGTCGCTCTCGGCATCCTCCCGGCTCCGGATCGGGTCGTCGATCACGATTAGGCGGAACCCCGTGCCGGTAGGCGGACTGCCCATGCCGCGCGTCATCATCACGCCGCCTGCCGTCGTGTGCCATTCGTCCGCCGCCGTGCTGTCCTGCGCAATCGCAATCCGGCCCGCCGCGAGGTTCCGCGCCTTGCGCCCCAGCCGCCGCGCGAACCGCTCGTTGTAGCCCGAGATGAGCACGTTCGCGGCAGGGTCCAGCTCCAGCATCCGCACCGCGAGACGGACCGTCACATTCTCCGTTTTCCCGTGCCTCGGCGGCATCCTGACGGCCAGACGGTCGCATCGTCCCTGCAAAACGTCGTCCACGTCGCGCGCCACTCGCCGAATGTGTCGCGGTAGATACCAGCCGTGTGGGTACGTCTGCAGCAGCCAGTCGGCGTAGTTCGCGTCACTCGCCGACAGTTTCTTTGCCAGCAGCCGCAGATAGTACTGTTCCCTCAAGCTCCGCGATACGCTGTCGGAGTTCGTCATCGGATAGGGCAGCGACATCCATTTCCACCTGTGATCGAACGGGCGGATTGTAGACGTTCGGGCGCTTGTGCTTGAGCAGGAAGATCAGCAGAGTGTCGCTCGATTCGCGGGCCCGCCTATAGGCCACGTCCTCCAGCATGTCGATACCGCGCTGTTCAGCCTCCGCCCATCGGCGCGCGAACTCCGGGTTGTTGTGGCGGTAGAGGTAGACGGTCATGCGGGTTATCCCAGCCGCAGCCGCCGCATCAGTCACAATCCCGGTATCCGCGAGCGCCTGAAAGAAACGCCCCCACCATGGTCTTTCTGTGGTATAGTTCGTCATCCTAAACTTCTCCGACCTCCGGCCTACCCAGAAACGACAGAAGCCCCTCCGGGGGCGTCGGCCCTCGGCGAGGCTTCGCAAAGCCGCCAATGTTTGATTGTCGTGCTATTCTACGCGAACCCTGCCGCGTTTGTCAAGCACTATCTGCAAATCCATCACGCATATTTGGGAAACGACGGCGCAGACGAGCATCCTGTGGTCCCAGCGGACGTACTGGTTGCAGTGTCCGTCCGGGCAGCGGCCCGTTCTGACGCCAGTGTACGGGTCCTCCCGCTCATCATGGACGTGCACCGCTAGCATGCCGTTACCCTCCCGCTCGATCAGCGGGCGACCGCAGGCCGGGCAGACGAGGAGCGGGAGGCGTACCATTTACCAGCGATTATCCGTGATACATACCGGATAGGCGAGCCCGTCCTCGTCGTAGATCGTTACGCTGTCGGCCATTCCGAGCATCGTGAGCAGCTCCGGCATCGTAGGTTTCGCTCCGCGCGGTATGATCACCGTCACGAACTCTAGCCTCAACGGGTCCTCAGGCCATTCGTCCTGCCCGTAGGTAAACGTCTCCTGCCGGAGGGTCGCTGGAAACCGCGGCGCTTTGATGCGTAGCGAGCGCCAAGCCCGTTCCCAGGCGAGAACGTGCTTTGCCCCCCATGCCGAGACGTTCACGTCGTACTCCGTCCGCCCATCCTGCATTACTCCGCGCACGATGTCGCCGTTGTCGCGTCGGATCGTAACCGCGCGCGTCGTGTGTCTGCCCGATCTAAGCGAGCTGACGCTGATCTCCGTGTTCCCGCCCTTCGTCTCGAAGTATAGGGTATAATTGCCTGCGCAGTAGGAGAACTTCATTTCGCCGATGTCCGAGTCGTTGTCGCAGTTTGGCGCATGCATCTGCATGTCCTGCAGACTCGGACGCGCTTCGCATTCGGTCCAGCCGTCGCCGTCTCGCGGGATCAGCTGTGACCATCCCCAGCTGAGACCGTACTCACGAGCTATCCAGACTGCAGTGTTCGCGATCTCCAGAGGGCATTTCGCCCAGACCCGTTCCTCGTTCATCTCATCGCCTCCTCGATCTCCGCCTTGATCGGCTCCAGCAGCTCGCGTAGCCGCCGGGCGATCCTAACAACGCGCTCCGGGTCGTCGGACACTACGATCTGTCCGAACGACAACATCCGCCTTTGTTCCGGCGTGCACCCGCTCGCCTTCGCCTTGCCGGGCGCCTTTAGCTCGACGAAACACCACAGGGTCCCGGCTATATGAACGGGGAGGTCAACCATGCCGGGGTCTGATCCCGACAGGTCCACCCGGTGTTGCCCGACGCGCAGGGACTCGAACCCAGCATAGGCGAGTGCCTGCTTCGTCGCCGAGACAACCGCGGCCTCCGGGTTCGTTCGCCGGGCCCTCCCACCGCGCACCAGCGCCGGCGCGTCCGACGCCTTGCGACCGCAGGCGAGACAGACCCAGCCCACGCGAGTCCGGGCCGCAGTGGGCAGTCGTAGCGGGCGCATCTCGGCTCCGCAACACATCGGCGCGCCGGCGCTCATTTCGCATCCTCCGTTGGGACGAGCCCGTATGCCTCGTAGTTCGGCAGCGGCAATGGGCCGTCCTGCGGTCGCCATAGGTGCAGGCAGTACGGGTTGATTCGCGCCTGATTGCGGGACGGGTGATACTGCAGCACCGTTTCGTCGGGCTCCCAGATCGCGTTCCGCACGACCTCCATTTCCAGCCAGGTCGGCGGGCGGTCTCGGAGGCTCACGCTCACGTGGTCCCAGTTACTGCCCCATGAGACGATGAGCCCCAGCACCTCCGGCGTCATGCCCATGAGGATGCGTTTCTGCGCCGCGAACCCCGAGTCCGTCCGCTGCAGAATGCGCACGCTGCGAGGGTTGCCCATCAGCTCCCTGATCTCGTCGTTGCTCTCGCACTTCCAGAACGGCTTCATCGTCCCTCTCCTCCTCCTGCAGAATCGCTCCACAATGCCCGCAGAGCGTCGCAAACCACCTATCCTGCTCCTTACTACCCTTCGCCCCTATCTCTTCTCTCCGTGTCACGTAGCGCGATTATGGGGCATTGTGGCTTGAAGTCGCGCTCGCGGTCTCGGTCTCTGCGTCGTTCTCAATGCTCACGATCTCGACGTTCTGCACCCACGCCTCCCAGTCCTCCGCCTCGCCCGAGTAGATCACAGGCGGAATGTGCTCCATGAGCCGTATCGCGACCTTGAACGGGTCAATATCTCCCGAAACGTGGCAATGGGCCTTGAAGGTGATGGTCATTCTCTGTTTCGCTCCTCGCCGGGTGTAGGATGTAGGATGATGTACCTTTTTTTCGTATTTTGCCTTTTGCGCGCGTAACTCTACATAGTGTATAGACTCTATATAGAGTCTTATAGACTCTATGCTGTAATATACGCCCGCGCGCGCGGGGGTCCTGAAAGACCCGTGAAAGGTGAAAAGCCACTTGTGCCATTTACGACCATTCGCGAATCCTTAGAGTTTCCTAATGTTCTGGCATGCCTCGAGTCGGCGAACGTCTCTCGAAGTCGATTATCTGCGCTAGCTGATCTCAAATGTAGGGTGTAGGGTGTAGGGAGGGTGTATGGTTTTTTTGCCTTTTTTTGAGCTCTGACTCATATAGAGAAAAACCCAAAAAAAGGTACACCCTCCCTACACCCTACACCAGGCCAGGATTATCCCTGTCGAGCAATCCGATCCCTTGCCACCGCATGCCATGTTTTCCCCTCATGGAGGCGAACCCACGCTCGGCCACGTGGCGGCTGAAGTCCTTGTGGTTCATCGCGCGTTCGCCACAGACGCGGGCCCATTCGGCGTACGCCGTGTAGAGCTCCGTCGAGCCGCAGGTGTACTCG